AGCCTGGCACGAACGCGCCGGGTTTGATAGTGGTCAGTTTATGCGGCACCGCAGCAATTGCCAATGCAACTTTGGCGGCAACATCATTGTTGGCGACTTTGAGAACGGCAACATCTACAGGTTTGACTTAGACGTTTACGCTGACAACGGCGGGGTCCAAAAGTGGCTGCGTTCGTGGAGGGCGCTGCCACCAGGGCAAAACAACTTCAAACGCACGGCTCACCATACCCTGCAACTCAACGCCGAGACAGGCGTGGGGCTGAACACCGGCCAAGGCTCCGACCCGCAATGTATGCTGCGGTGGAGCGACGATGGCGGTCACACTTGGTCAAACGAACATTGGGCCAGCATGGGCCAGATTGGTGAGTATGGCTACCGCACGTTCTGGCGTCGGCTGGGTATGACGCTCAAGCTGCGTGACCGGGTGTATGAAGTCAGTGGTACTGACCCGGTAAAAGTTAGCATCACAGGCGCTGAGTTGTTGATAAGTCCGACAAAGGCTTAATGTGGCAACCACCAACCTCAATGTCACCCAGATCCCAGCGCCTCGCGTTCCATTGTTGAACGCAAAGACGGGTGCTGTGTCGATGGAGTGGTTTCTTTGGTTTACCAACATCTACACCATTACAGGCGCTGGCCTTGCCGTCACACCAGTTATCAACGGCGGCACGGGACTTAACACCATTCCGACCAACGGCCAACTGCTGATTGGCAACGGAACCGGCTACGCATTGGGGACGCTGACCGCCAGCACAGGCATTACCGTGACCAACGGCGCAGGCACGATCACAGTGACCAACAGCCTGCCCGACTTGACGGTGGTGCTGACAGGCGCAGGAACGACGGTAGTGACCGGGACGTACCCCAACTTCACGATCACCAGCAACGATGCGTTTGTGGGCACGGTGACCAGCGTTGGCGGTACAGGCACGGTCAACGGCATCACACTGACAGGCACGGTGACTACAGCAGGCAGTTTGACGTTGGGCGGAACTCTAAGCGGGGTAAGCCTAACTACGCAAGTTAGTGGGACTTTGCCAATAGCTAACGGCGGTACGGGAACAACGTCTACGACTTTTGTTGATCTTACAACCAATGTATCTGGTATCCTACCTGTAGCCAATGGCGGTAATGGATTAGGTGCAGCCTATTTGGTAGCAACTCTGCCAGCAGCCGGTACGCAAGGCCGAAGATCGTGGGTAACCAATGCCCTAGCGCCTACATTTCTATCTGCCCCTGTTGGCGGCGGTGCAGTGGTCTGTCCAGTGTTTGACAATGGTACAGCCTGGGTAGTTGGGTAATGCCTATCATGTCCGCCCAATGGCAAGAAGACAGCAAAGCCAATAAGCAGCGGTGGTTTTTAGGCCACCAAGAAGCCATTGACTTTGTGAACTGCTTTTTTGATGCAGTTGAGTTGTGGGACGATCTGATTGACAAGGACGTTCCAATCTCAGACGAACACATCAATCGGGCGTTTTTGTCGCTGATGTTTGTGTTGCCTGCTAACCGCTGGTTTGTGGCAAACTACACCTATTACCAGCCTTTGATTATGGCGTCAATCAATGGGTTCCATGACGCAAATGAAATGTGCAAAAGTGACAAAAAGCACTTGCGGAATTTAGCGTTTCACATTCGCAATTTTGGGATTGAGATACATATTGCCACCGCATTTTTGATTGGTGGTTTTGAGCATATGCGTAAGGTGTCCCGCGAAATCCGCGAGTTCTACGCTTTTGAGGAGTTTGAAAATGCCTAGTCCAGAAATTGGTATTCCCGCTGGCGCGTCGCTACTTGGCGGCTATCTATCGTCTAGCGGTCAACAACAAGCTGCACAAACTCAGGCTAATGCAGCCAACCGTGCTTCCGACTTGCAATTTGAACAACGGCAAGCCGAGATAGCGCGGCTACAGCCACAGTTTGAAGCAGGAACCAATGCACTTAGGCAGATGCAGGGTGGCGCGTTTGCACAACCAGAAGCGTTTTCATATGACCCATCAAAATATACGCAAAGCGCGGCAAATAAGTTTTTAACTGAGGCTGGCAATAAAAACGTACGGGGATTACTTGCATCACAAGGCAAAATGTTTTCTGGCGGTGCGTTAAAAGCTATTTCAGATTACAACCGAAACGCAGCATCTTTAGGTGAAAAAGAGGCTTACCAACGTGCGTTGGATGAGTACAACGCTAGAGCAGCGCAGTCCAATACTGGCTATAACCGATTGGCTGCTATGGCCGGTTTAGGGCAAACAGCAGGTACTCAAATTGGCACTGCCGGTCAAAACTATGCAACCAATGTTGGCAATCTAACGGGCCAAGCTGGTGCTGCAACAGCCGCAGGTCAGTTGGGTATGGGCAATACGTACAACTCCATGCTCGGCACAATGGCAAGCGGCTATCAAAATCAAAGCAACTTTGACAGGTTCTTAGCGTCGCAAAGGCGGCCTAGTCTATATGACGCCCCCAGGTACGACTACACCCCATACAGCGCCAATACCATGATTCCAATGCAAGAAGGCGGGGGTTACTAACATGGCTGACCTAAACTCTATGATCGCCCAAGGCGCTCAGTTCCAAGCGCCGATTGACCCGTTTGTCCAATACGGCAGAATGCAGCAGTTGCAGCAGGGGCAGCAGACTAACGCGCTGAACCAGATGAAGATGGATGAGTATGTAAGGGGCCAACAGGAAAGCAACGCCTTGCGCCAGTTTTTGCCGAGTCTTAATGAAGGTAACCGCAGTCAGTTGCTGGGTTATGGCGCAGCGGGGCAGGGCGTTTATAAGACGTTAGGTGAGGGCGATACACAGCGTAGGTTGGCTGATCAAGCTAAGTCGCAAGGCGCCGTCAACAAATCCGACATCTTAAAAAATGCTGTTGCACAGACTAGAGATGCAGTTGCGGGGATAGACCCAACTGACGCACCAAGTTACATGGCGCTACGCGAAAGCGTTTTGACTCAACACCCGGAACTTGCACCGCATATGCCTGCCGCATGGGATGCGAATGTTAAGCAAAGGCTTATTGTTACCGCAGCCAGTGTGTTGGAGGGGCAAAAGCCAGCAGCTGCGCCAGCAAGCATTGCTGAATTTTCTGCGTTTTTAAAGTTGCCGCCTGATCAACAAGCTGAATTTATGCGGTTTAAAAAAGCAGGCGCTGCAAACATAAGCGCAACCGCTACCACCAGTCCAACTGGAAAAAGTTTGTCTGAACCCGTTGGTAAACGTGTTGAAACATCTTTAGTTAAGGCTGAAGGTGCAACATCAATGATGGAAACTGCTAATTCAGTGCGAGAAGCGCTAAATGCTGGCAATGTTATTGCTGGCCCTTTAGCTGGCGTTCGCACAAAATTTGCCCAAGTGTTAGAACTAGCTGGAGCAGGAGACAAAGAAAAATTAGTTAACACCCGCTCTGCAATTCAAGGTTTGGCTGCGTTAACGTTAGAGAGTAGGGCTGAACTTAGAGGCCAAGGACAGATCACTGATACTGAAACCAAATTGCTTGAAAAAGCACGGTCAGCAGACATCAACGACCTGACTATTCCTGAGTTGCAACAAGTTGTCAATGTCTCTCAACGATTAGCGTCTAGACTTTATGGTAGCCATGAAACGTTGTTGAATAGAATGAAAGATGACCCTGCGGCAAAAGATTCTATGCGGTATTACGAACCAACAGGAAAAATGGCCCCGCCTATCTTAGAGGAAAAAACACCTGCCGTCCAAAGCAAAGACGCAAAACGCCCATCTTTAGGCGCTATATTTGGCGGCGCGCCTCAAGGGGGTAAGTGATGGCTGAAAACTTTCGCGATCAAATTAACACGGCGCGTCGGGCTGGTTACAGCGACGATGAATTGATTGGGTATTTAAAAGACAAAGACCCAAGAGTTACGCAAGCGTTGGACGCAGGGTATAAGCCTGTAGAAATTTTGGAGCATTTAGCACCAAAATTATCTACGGTTGAAGATGTGTCCCGAAAAGTAGGCATTGCTGCGCGGGGCGCGGCAGAGGCTTTAGCCCCTGCGGCTGCTGGCGCTACGGCAGGCTTTATGGCTGGTGGGCCGGTGGGTGCTAGTGTCGGGGCATTAGCTGGCGGTTTAGCTGTGCCAGCCGCCGATATTTTGACTCAAGGATACAACCGGCTTATGGATAGCAATGTTCGTTTGCCATCACAAGTCATCTCAAATTTGCTACCTGGCGCTAGGGCTGAAACTTCGGCTGAACGAGTGTTGCAAACAGGTGCTGGTGCTTTAGGTGGAACCAGTGGCGCGGTAGCAGCTGGGCGTAAAATTTCTCAATTGGCGGCAATGCCCGTTTCTGCTGGAGCAGCGCCAACTGTTGCGCCAAGTATTGCTGCAATTGGTCAAGAAGCAGCAAAGCGTCCTATTGCTCAGATTGTCACCGCGCCTCTGGCGGCGTCTACAGGCCAAACCGTTACAGAATTAACGGATAACCCATTGGCTGGTTTGGCTGCTGGTATTGGCACTAGCGTTGCAGCAGGCGTCAGGCCCGTAAAACGTACTGTTGCTCCAACGGCTGAAGAACTTAAAGCACAAGCAAAAGCCAACTACGACATACTTGACAAGTCTAATTTTCAGTTAAGCAATTCACAATTTACTTCTTACATGAGTGGCATGGCAAGCAAATTACGGTCTAGTGCTGGATATGATCCACGAATCATGCCCGATGTAGACGCTGCATTGGCGCAGTTAACGTCTAAAACAAACGCAAAAACTGTAGGGGAGTTAAATACTTTAAGAACCATTGTTAGCAACGCAGCTAAAAGTACTAAGCCTGCCGAACGAAAAGCCGCTAGTCAATTGTTGGATGAATTCGACGATTACGTTATGAACGCGCCTCCAAGTGCAGTTATCGCGTCAGACAAAGCAGCCATACAAGCGTGGAAAGATGCGCGTGCTGACTACGCCAAAATGAAGAAAAGCGAGATGATTACTGACATCCTTGAAAACGCTGATGTATCGCAAGGGTCTAAAGAAGCAAACATTGCATCTCAACTTTCGTCATTAGCAAAAAATGACAAGAAGATGAGGTTTTTTACCCCAGACGAACAAGAGGCTATTCGTGCGTCAGCCAAAGGTGGCACTTTACAAACCATGCTACGCACTATTGCAAAGTTTACGCCAATGACACCAGCGGCAGCTATTTTTACTGCCGTCAATCCATTTGGTTTACAAACAGCCGCAGCAGGCATGGCGGCTAAAGGTATAGCGGAAGCGCGCAGGGTGCAAGACGTTAATCGTTTGGCTAATCGCATGAGGCTGGGCAAAACGCCCGATATACTTGAAGGCGCGTTTGCAAATACGCCGGTATTTTTTACGCGAGGCGCTCAAAATATGCTTGGCCCTGTTCAGCAGAACCAAAACGCCATGACGCAGTAGGAACACATATGTACTACCTCAATGCTTTCAACGAAATGCTGAAAAAGCGGCAGCAGCAAAACATGATGGGTGGTGGTGGTAACGATTATGGCGTTGGCACTACCGCACCATCTGGCCCAATGGGGTTAGGCCCAGCGCAGGACAGATCTAGTCTTCGGGATTTCTATAACAGTATGTCTCCCGGCGCACGTATTGGTCTTGGCATGATGCCGGTTGTTGGTAAGGCGTTCAATTTTGGAAGGTTAGTTGACTCAGGCATATCGGCATACCAAAGTTCGCAGCTTGCGCCAAGTCGGGATGCCAGAGAACGGTCTCAAGATCAATTTAGGGCGTCTGAAATATCGGACATGAATGCGCCTATGCAAAACACGCCGCAACAGTCGTTTCGCGGAAGTGAGATAGCAGACTCAAGGTCACTAAACACGCCGCAACAATCATTCCGCGCTGGTGAAATAGCAGACTACGGCCCACCTGGCCCAGAGTACGGCCCCCCGCCCGTAGGCACTATTGACCCCAACGCATATGACGGTGCAATGGCTGCCGCTGAACGTATGGGGGGAACTACGGGTTATTTTTCTGCTGGTGAACCAATATCGATGGCTCCTCTCGTTGGCGCACCTTTGACTCCTATGGCAACCGATACTATCGGTCAACCTGTTAATTTTGGAAGTCCACGGGGAGAAGGACGTTTACAAAGTGGTGGTTTTGGTCAAACAGGCTTGTACGGCGATGCAGGGGCTGGCATGGGTGCTTTTGGTGATGCTGCGGTTGGCGCCGGAGGCGGTTTTGGTGACGCTACTGGCGGTGCGGACACAATGGGGTTTGCTGGAACATACAACCAAGGCGGCATGGTCAACGCCCAGCACTTAATGGGCCGCGCTCCTGCTCCAGATGACGGTTACGGGGCGCTGCAAGGCGGTGAGTACGTCATCACCAAGGCGGCGGTAGAGAAGTATGGCAAGCGTCTTCTGGATGCTATCAACAACGGGACATTCCGATGACAGACGATGATTTCAGACGCCTGGAGAGCAAAGTTGACAAGCTGACCGACGCTGTTGGCAAGCTGATCTTGTTCGAGGAAAGGCAAGCCAACCAGGGCGCAAGGATCGGCGCAGTTGAAACACAGCTTGGCATCCATGAGTCTATGCTGCATCGCACTGACCGAAAGATTGACCAGTGGGTGAACCGTGGGATGGGCGTCTGG